CAACAAATTGGTACGGTTGTGGCGCAGATGCAGGGAGACCGTTTGGACTCTTACCTTTCTATGATGGCTGCGCTTGGTGGGTACTACTCAGGGTCCGATGAGGAGACGGACCGCAAGCTCGACAGGTTTCGTCAGATCATGTTCCAGGCTTACAACGACGAGCGCGAGGATCAAGAGCAGGGAAGACCTTAACATACGCTTCACCGGAGCTTTATGTCCTCTTGACACATTTGAACGGGCTTCACTTATATTTATTTGTGAAGTTGGCGGAAGTTCGCTGATGGATCGGGCTTAGGACCCGAGCGGCAACGGTGCCGTGTTACTTTTACATTTATGTAACGAGTTCAAATTAACCTTACAAAAAAAGAGGATAACTGTATGTCTCTAGACATTTCTAAAGTACGAAGCAAACTCGATCGTCTCAAGAACAAAAGCAAGCGCGGCAACAACCTTTGGAAGCCGTCACCCGGCATGAATCGGGTAAGGATCGTCCCTTATCGTTACCAGAAGGATTTTCCTTTCATTGAGCTTTACTTTCATTACAACCTTCCGGGACCCAACTATTGCTCCCCAATGAGCTTTGGCGAGCATGACCCAATCGCTGAGTTCGCCCAAGAGGTGAAGCGTACCGGTGGTCAGGAAGGCTATGAAATGTTTAAAGTGCTGATGCCGAAGCGTAGGACTTTTGCTCCTGTGCTAGTGCGCGGTGAAGAAGATCAAGGCGTGCGCTTTTATGGGTTCGGCAAGACGATCTACGAGAAGCTTCTCCAAACCATCGCTGATCCTGAGTGGGGCGACATCACTGATCCGAAGGAAGGTCGTGACTTGAAGCTGGAATACATTCCGCGCTCGAAGTCCGACACCGACTTCCCGAAGACCAACATGATGATCTCTCCCAACCAGACGCCTTTGGCTGAGACCAAAGACGAACTCAAGGAGATCTTCGAATCGCAGGTGAAGATCACCGACGTCTTCGACGTTCCGACAGAAGACGAGCTTGAAAGAGCTCTCGAAGACTATCTCAACGGCGATGAGGAAGAAGAGGAGGAGTCTGTTTCTGAGAATCAGTCGTCCAACGACGACAGCGACGATTTCGAGGAGCAGTTTGACCAGATGTTCGACTAAAGCTCATCTGTGCTGAACTTTCGCGGGGGGAACCAAAAGTTCCCCCCGATTTTTCACAACAAAGCTTTTTGATCGAACTATGGCTAACGAAGATAATCTAGCATCTGCAATTGCCGCTTCTCTCAACGGCAAATCATCGAACGCTGATGGCAGAAAAGTAGCATACTTTTTGGGAGATAAAGAGTCACCGTCTGAAATTGACCATTGGGTTTCCACCGGTTCGACGGTGTTGGACATGATCATTTCCAACAGGGAAAACGGTGGGCTTCCCGTTGGTAAAATTGTCGAGTTTAATGGACTTCAAGGAAGTGGTAAGTCGCTCGTTGCTAACCACCTGCTTGCTAACACGCAAAAGATGGGTGGAATTTCGGTCTTGGTTGACACGGAAAACGCAGCAGACTTTGACTTTCTTACTACGATTGGTATTGATCCTGACGGTGACTTTTTGTATGTCGCGGAAAATCGGTTGGAGAAGATCTTTGACATTGTTGAGACAGTGATTTCAAAGGTCAAAGCCAAGTCCAACCCCGACAAGTTCGTTACAATTGTCATTGACTCTATCGCCGGTTCGGTGACCGAGAACGAGGTCGAAGGTGACTACGAGCTTGAAGGTTTCAACACCAATAAGGCTCAAGTCCTTGGACGCGCTATGCGCAAAATCACAGGGCTAGTCGGTAGAGAAAAGGTTCTTCTGGTTTTCACGAACCAAGTCAGGACCAACCCCGGCGTCATGTATGGTGACCCCTTCACAACGCCCGGTGGTCACGCGATTCCTTTCCACAGCAGCGTCAGGGTCAGGATGCGCAGCACGAAAAAGATTCGTGAGAAAAAAGACGGAATCAAGCAGGTGGTCGGAGTCAAAATTCGACCGCACGTCATCAAGAACCGTCTTGGACCCCCAGAACGTCATACCGAATTTGACCTTTATTTCAACAGCGGTATCGACGACTTTTCAAGCTGGTGGGACGTTTTAAAGGACCACAAGATTCTCCAACACTCCAGCAGCGGCTGGTATAAAGTCTACGATGAAGACGAGAACGGAGAGAAGGTTCCTTACGTTTCGGAAGGAAAGGACAAACAGATGAAGATTCAGGAAGCTAACTTCACCAAAGAGTGCCAAGAAAATCCTCAGTTCCGAAAGGACATGAAGAGGCTTCTGGCCAAAAAGCTCGTCGTTCAATACGAGGACGGGTGGGTTGATAGGTCTGACGTGGAATACGTTGATCTAGACGAAACTGACGAATGAATCTTCACCAGTGACATATAAAAGGGTTGGCTTGTTCTCTCACTTCATGCAAGCCAACCCTTTTTTGTAGCTACAAATTACAACAACTTTTATGAACAAAGCTTTTGACAAGATATTTAACAAGCTCAAAGAAGATAGGGCAGAAGAAAAAAACCAACATAAGAACAGCAAAATATTTATCGTCGACGGGCTCAACACGTTCATCAGGGCGTTTGCCGTGGACCCTTCCAGGAACGACGACGGAATTCATATTGGTGGGATCGGGGGCTTTTTAAAAAGCCTTGGCTACGGCATTCGAAAGACCAGCCCAACTCGATGCATCGTTGTTTTTGATGGAAAAGGGGGAAGCAAGAGGCGCAAGAAGATTTTCGGCGGCTATAAAAGCGGCAGGTCTTCCGGCACCCCCTATAACAGAAATTACAACTTCGAGGAGGAGGACGAGGACGAAGCCATGAAACGTCAGGTCGTGAGGGTTGCGCAGTATCTCGACGCCCTTCCGGTCACGACCATGTCGGTTGATCACATCGAAGCTGACGACGCCATCGCCTATCTCACCAAGCAGGTTTATACAGATCCCGACAACGAAATCTGCATCATGAGCAGCGACCGGGACTTTTTGCAACTCGTAAACCCGAGAATTTCAGTCTGGAGCCCGACCAAAAAGATAATATATAATCCGGAAAAGGTTGTCGAGGACTACGAGATTCCGCCTCACAACTTCCTTATTTACAGGTCTATTCAGGGTGACAAGTCAGATAGCATCCCCGGAATTCACCTAGTCGGTGATAAAAGGATCAAAAAGTTTCTAGGAGATCTAGTGTTTGACCGGGAGCCTCACAACATCGACGACGTCATGCGGTACACCAAAGAGAGGCTTGATGAAAGCCGTATCTATGAAAGGATCGCAGGCGGAGAGGAGGTGATGCGGCGCAATTGGGAGCTTATGCAGCTTCACGACGTCAACATTTCGGCTGAGAAGAAAGCCAAAATCGTGGATAAAGCCAGACAGGAAATCCCTCCTCTCGATAGAACCGAATTTCGGAAGATGTTTATGGCAGACAAGATGTGGAGCGCCTTCAGCAGCATTGACAGCTGGTTGAACAAAACCTTCACGCGTCTGGACAGGATGGCACGAGTAAACCAAAGCTAAACATGGACAAAAAAGAGACTCTTAACGACTACGGCGTTGCGTTTCAAAACAAAACCGCTGCATGCCTGATAACGGACAAGCAATTTATGGACCAGATTGCGGACATTCTCTCCGCAGATTTCTACGACGGAGAGTCTATGCAGTGGATAATCCGCAAGACTCTCCAGTATTACGACGAGTATAGAGACTCCCCTACCTTAGATTTTTTCAAAACGGAGATCCTTTCTGAAGATTCTGAGCCTCTTAAAGCCGGAGTGATAGAAAGGCTTCGAAAAATCTGGACCCAAAGAGGGGCTTCCGACATTCCCTACGTCAAAGACCGGTTTCTGGAATTTGCCAAAAGGCAGAAGGTTAAGAAAGTGATCGAGGAGTCGGCTGTCCTTGTTCAAAGCGACCAGTTTGATCAGATTAGATCTAAGTTCAACGAAGCCTTAAACGCTGGCATGAGGAAGGACGTCGGACACATGTACAAAGACGAGGTGACCTCCAGGCTTGAAAAAGCTGCCCGTGACACGGTTCCTTGTGGATATCCAGTTCTTGACGACGTTCTGGATGGTGGTCTTGGACCCGGCGAAATCGGCGTTTTCATGGGAGCAAGCGGTTGTCACGCTCCGGGTACTAAAGTGATAACGTATAACGGCTCTTTGAAAAAAGTTGAAAACGTGGAATTGGGAGACAAGCTT